TTTACCTGTAAACATTTCCGGTAATCGCGCCGCCCTTTCGGGGTCCCGCGCCGCGCCCCCCACCACCACTATAAAATGCAAGTGAATAGAAGAAGGTGAAGGGGAAAATCCCCAAATCGCTATAAGCCCCAAAACCAAGCTTCATATGTTTTTAAAAAAAGGGGTGGGGTCCCGGAAAAAAGTTCAAATCCGCCCAAAAAAACACCCCCCCCCATACCCCCAAAAAAATTTTCAACTTTTTTATGGGTCCCCCTGTTTCATGTGAAACACTTTGGGTCCCCTTTTGTCCCTATACACCCTAGCTATTGGGACGGGTTGTGGGTCCCTTTACTGGCCTACCGTGCCAAAAGAAAAAGCTGCCGGAGGCTGGAACCACCCCCGACAGCTCATGTTGGAACCCACATTCATCACACTCAGAGGAAAAGGAGACAAAACCCTGAGTGCAGATTTATTATAGCACGGGTCCCCTGTAAGGGTAGAGGCAGAGGGATTAGATTATGGTATAAGGGTTTCAGAGGGTGGGGTAGTTATGAAGTTATTGTCTATTGGCGACCAGAAGATTGATTACCAGAAGCAGTTGATGGAGCTTGACCGGGCTGACTGTGAGGAGAGCCTGTACGAGTTTTTGAAGAACTCTTGGCGGTATATTGATAGTGTACCGTTTACGGATGGGTGGCCGATTGAGGCTGTTGCTGAACACCTTGAGGCTGTGGCTCGGGGTCAGATCAGGCGATTGATTATTAACATCCCGCCGCGCTGTGCGAAGTCGTCTTTGACGAGTGTTGCCTTCCCGGCTTGGGTTTGGGCTCAGTCGCAAAGGGGCCCGACGATTGGCCCGGGGGTTCAGTTCCTTCATGCGTCTTATGCCCAGCAGTTGTCGTTGAGGGATAGTGTGAAGTGCCGCCGCTTGATTGAGAGTCCGTGGTATCGGGGTCTTTGGGGTGAGCGGTTCAAGCTGACGAGTGACCAGAACACGAAATCGAGGTTTGATAATGACAAAGGCGGGACGCGGCTCTCTACGTCTGTTGGGTCTGCACTCACGGGTGAAGGCGGACATATTATTGTGGTTGATGACCCGAACGCGGCACAGGAAGCTTTCTCGGAAGCGACCATTGCTACGACCATTGAGTGGTGGGATTCGGCTCTCTCCACCCGCTTGAACGATCCCAAGACTGGCGCGTTTGTTGTGATCCAGCAGAGGCTGTCGGAAGAGGATTTGACGGGGCATATTATGTCCAAAGATGAGGGTGAGTGGACCCATCTTTGTTTGCCGATGCGGTATGAGTGGCAGCGGCATTCTTATACGTCTTTAGGCTATGACAGCAGCGGGGATGAAATCCAGTGGAACGACCCAAGAGGGTGCGTTGAGGATGAAGATGACGGGATGTTGGTCCCGTTGGTTCAGGTTAATGATGACGGTGAGCGCATTGCCATTTCGCCAGAAGCCCAAGAATTGTTGGAGCAGGAGCGCGAGAATGAATTGCTGTGGCCGGAACGGTTTGGCGAGCCAGAAGTAGATATTCTTGAGCGTCAATTGGGGCCGTGGGCTTCTGCGGGTCAGTTGCAACAGAGGCCGGAACCCAAGGGCGGCGGTATTATCAAGCAGGAATGGTGGCAGACTTGGGAGGAGCCTGAGTATCCGCAGATGGATTACATTATTGCCTCGTTGGATACGGCTTATACGACCAAAACAGAGAACGATTTCTCGGCTATGACCGTTTGGGGGATTTTTACGTCCTCTCCAAAGGCCCAAGTGACCCGTTCTGTGTCTCGTCACGGGGGGTTTATCCAGTCTTCAACGGTTGTTCGTGACTATGTGTCGGAAAAAGCCCCGAAAGTCATGATGATGTGGGCTTGGCAAGCGCGGTTAGAGCTTCATGAACTGGTCGAGAAGGTCGCTACCAGCTGCAAATCAATGAAAGTTGATAAACTTATCATCGAAAACAAAGCCGCAGGGTATTCTATCGCCCAAGAACTGCGGAGATTGTACGGACATGAGAACTTTGCAGTCCAATTGGTCGATCCAAAGGGCCAAGACAAGCTTTCTCGCCTGTATTCGATCCAGCATTTGTTCGCAGAAGGGCTAATCTACGCCCCGATCCGGTCTTGGTCCGATATGGTTATCAAACAAGTGGGTACATTCCCGAAAGGCAAGCATGACGACTTGGTCGATACAGTCAGCCAGTCGATCAGACACCTGAGAGACTTAAATCTCTTGGCTCGCGCACCAGAATTGATCCACGATGTCGAGGATAGCATGTCTCTGAAGTCAAAATCAGAGGATGTTCCCCTTTACCCGATCTGATTTTTGTGTCAATGTAACCTTTACATCCAAATGTTTTGCAACGTCCTAGAGGGGGATACCATGAAGTTATGGAATGACATTAAAGACCAATTCAACTGGTACAAAAAATACCGGAAATCTCTTCAACAGCGCCTTTTTAATCAGGAAGCTGATGTTGAAGCAGCCAAACACGCTATTCAGGTCCTAGCCAAATACGAGGCTCTGACTGCCAGCCTTCCGGTAGACCATGAGCTATCTACTCAGGTCTATTGGAAGGACTATGCCGACAAGAACCTGATGCGCGACAACGAAAACCTCCGCAGCCAGTTAAAGCATCTGCGCGAAGTTTACTGCGAACTGTCCAATAAGTGGACGGATAATATCTTGCGCTACGGCGTTCAGATGTATGGCAAGTGGCAGCCCATCGAGATTGTTCCTGATGACACAGAGGTCATTGTCACTGACGGCGCCAATGTTTGCCTAGCCAGCAAACGCAACGGTGTCTGGATTTCTGCGGGCTTACCATTTGCGGATACCGTCACCCACTGGATGGCCTTGCCAGAGTTTCCAAAATGAAATGGGAGCCTATTGCCACCGCCCCTATGGATGGCACTTGGGTTCTTTTGACCGGGTTTAAACGGACCAAGAACAAGCCCATCAGCCACCTGTATGTCATTGGCGCGTGGTTCAATGTGAGTGACCGCTACCCGGAAATGGGCGCTCATTGGTACTTTGTAGAGCGGGATAATTGGTTTGTCGTGAACCCAACCCATTGGGCCGACTTGCCTGATTTGCCCCCTAAGCCAAAGTCTGTGATATAATTAAAATACCGCTGTAGTCCGTGGCGGGGGAGGGGTGTCCGCTCGGTGCAGGACAAACCGTGGGNGGCTTCCACAACCACCCAACGGACATTAATTCGAGGATAAAAATGGCTCAGGTTCTTGCAAACGCTATCGTTGACGTAATTACCCCTNCGACCCCCCTTAAGCTTGGGATTTTTCGGGTCGAGGTTTGGGGTAAAGAGCCATATGATTATGTGCGCGTCTATGAAATTCAGGCCAAGAATGATACACTTGCGGCTCAAGAGGGCATTCGCCGTTTCGTCGATGAAATGGAAAAGCTGCCCGTTGAAGGAAACTGATTCATGCCTTTGACCCCCGGTTTGGTCCCAAACATCCGTCAGGATGCTCCAGCTTCAGACGCTATGCCGCCTGAAGATGAGATTATGATCGAAATGGTTGAAGATGCAGATCAGCCAGACATCGACGAAAAAGGTAACACCATCAAGATCGAACATTCTGATGGCTCGATTACTATTTCGCTCGACGGTCGCCCTATTGAAGAGAACGTAAAAGAAAAAGATTTAGCAGATTGGTTCCGTAACCTTGTCGAAGACATTGACGACATGGAACTTTCCCGTGTCGCTAACGATCTTATTCGCGGGATTGAGGATGATGTTACTTCTCGCCGTGAGTGGATTGAAGACCGTGCGCTTGGCCTTAAACTGCTAGGCCTTAAGATTGAAATTCCCGGCCTTCAAGGAACATCAGACGGTGCGCCGATTGAAGGCATGAGCAAAGTGCGCCATCCGCTTTTGCTTGAAGCTGTGCTGCGCTTCCAAGCTAATGCGCGTTCAGAACTTCTACCCACAGATGGCCCGGTCAAAGTTCGCAATGACAATAACAATGCAAATTTGGCTGACGACCAAATGGGTAATGCGTTGGAGAACGATCTCAATCATTACCTGACAGCGGTTGCAAAAGAATACTACCCAGACACAGA